CCTGAAAAAGAGGTTCTGACTATTGAAAACTTGGGAGATTGGTCTATCAAGAACGAGAGGGGCGAATTAGAGTTTTACCAAAGAGGGCAACAACTGTACGCCCCTTTATCCATGCAACTCTATCCCTCGACTTTTACTTCAGCAACAGCTGAGGACCAGTGGACAAGACGAGACTTCGACTTTGATACAGACGAACCAAATGAATTGAGACGGCTTGCTTACCTGAAATTAAAGCAGCATTGCTACCCTGCCATAACCTATGAAGTAGATGGCTTTGTGGACGTAGAAATCGGGGACACGGTCCAGATTTATGATGATGGTTTTAGTCCAGCTTTAATAGTAAAAGCACGAGTCACCGAACAGAAAATCAGCTTTACAAACCCGGCAAGTAATAAGACTACTTTTGCGAATTTTAAGGCTCTAGAGAGTAAGCTATCAGATGGAATTCAGGCTGCCTTTGAGCGACTTTTTGAAGCATCCAAGCCCTACACTATCAAGCTTGCTACGGATAACGGTATAGCCTTTAAAAACGGCCAAGGTCAGACCATTGTGACCCCTACCTTAATGCGAGGGAACAAAGTCATCAATAGCGGCTGGCGTTGGATTGTAGATGGCGAAATCAAAGCTACAAGCCCTAGCCACATTGTCCGAGCCTCTGACGTCAACCAAAAGATGGTTTTGACTGTTTCTGCATGGATTGATAACAAAGAGGTAGCGTCTGAGCAGTTAACGCTTATCAATGCGTCTGATGGTTCAAGAGGTGAACCTGGTGCTCCAGGGCCTAAAGGAGATCCTGGACCAAAAGGCGATAAAGGGGACAAAGGGGCTATTGATGAAAACCAGCTAAAAGAAATCAAGACAAGTATTGACTCTAAAGCTGACCAAGGATTGACTCAGGTACAGCTGAACGCTTTGAATGAGAAAGCTGGAATTATCCAGGCTGAGCTTGAGGCTAAGGCGAGCGCTGATACGCTTGATAACTGGATTAAGGCTTACAAGGACTTTGTCCAGTCTAACGAGACTGCAAGAGCACAAGCTGAGAAAGATTTGATTTCAGCTAGTCAGCGGGTTTCTAATATTGCTAAGGATCTTGGAGAATTGTCCGACCGTTGGAATTTTATTGATACCTATATGAGCTCATCAAATGAGGGCCTTGTGATTGGTAAGAATGACGGTAGCTCTAGCATGATGTTCAATCCAAATGGACGAATTTCAATGTATAGCTCTGGTGTCGAGGTTATGTATATTTCTCAAGGGGTCATCCATATCGAAAACGGTATTTTCTCTAAAACTATCCAGATTGGAAGATTTAGAGAAGAACAGTATCATATTAACCCTGACATGAATGTCATCCGTTACGTTGGATAGAAAGGAGCGAAATGCCTAGATTTAGTAATTCAAGTAACAGCTTATATTTGAATGTGTATATTGATGAAGTTTCAACAGATATTTCTGCTAACACCTCAACCATCAACTGGCAGTTGACAGTTAGTCGTTATACGTACTACCACACGCTCAATAAACAGGGAGACAGCACGTTGTCTCTGACTTTGGACGGCCAAAATGTGCATTCTAGCAATCCGATTTGGGAAGTTTGGGACGGCGAGGTCACTCTCGCTAGTGGTTCAAGCACTATCTCACACAATTCAGACGGTCGGAAGGCGCTGCCGTTCTCATGTACGTTCAATCCTAACAACGGCTTGCATGGAACTATCACAGTTTCAGGAAATCTCGGTCTGACTGCTATACCACGCTCAAGCTCTGTAAGCGTAAGCGCTGGGGTGATTGGTAGTGCGGTTACTATCAACATCAATCGTCAGAGCTCCAGCTTTAAGCATACAGTGCGCTATGCTTGGGCTGGTAAGAGTGGAACGATTGCAAGCAACGTGGACACATCCGCAACGTGGACAATCCCTCTTGATTTTGCAAATGACATCCCAAACTCCGCAAGTGGAACAGGGACTATCTTTGTCGATACCTATTCAGGATCTACAAAGACAGGCACGCAGTCCACTACATTCACGGCAAGCGTACCAGCAAATATCAAGCCTACTTTCTCAGGTGTCACACTCTCAGACTTGAATGGTGCTGCTCAAAATCTTATCCCTAACTCTGACACGTTCATCCAGGTAATCTCTAACATTAAGGTAGCGTTTAATGGCGCAGTCGGCTCTTACGGCTCATCCATTACTGGATACTATGCTGAAATTATCGGCAAAAACCAGTCTACAAGCTCAAACGGTGGTAGTCTTGGCATTATGAACTACCACGGCACCATCAAAATCAGAGCGAGTGTCTCAGATAGCCGTGGACGCTGGTCTAATACTAAAGAGGTGTCTGTAACCGTGCTTGAGTACTTTGCTCCTGCTCTTAGCTTTAGTATAGCCAGAACGGGCTCTACCTCTAGCACTCTAACAGTCACAAGAAACGCCAAAATCGCCCCTTTGGCTGTTTCAGGCAGTCAAAAGAACTCAATGAGATTGACATTCAAGGTTGCTCGACTAGGGACTAACTCTTACACAGTTGACAATGGACCAGCCACTGGATCCTGGACAAGTATCTCAAGTCTAGTCAACTCTCAGGCTAATCTAGCTGGCAATTACCTAGCAAATCAGTCCTGGGTTGTAATCGGCACGCTTGAGGACAAATTCACACGGTCTGATTTCATGGTCAATGTGGCTACAGAGAGCGTAGTTTTGTCTTACGACCGCTCAGGGGTTGGGGTCAACAAAATCAGGGAGCAGGGCGCTCTTGATGTCAAAGGAAGCATCTACGCAGACAACAAGCCCATTCAACAGCACCAGCTGACACGAAATAACGGAATTTCTATTTTAACGAAAGAAAGTCTTGATAATGTCCTTAAAAATGGTATGTACTATAGTCACAGTGCACCTGATAGACCAAGAAATCAGAATGGCTGGTTATTGGTTCAAGTCTATGATGACGCTCAATATATTGTGCAGACTTATTGGACGGCTACCACTGAAACAATGCTAGTAAGGTATAGAATGGATAACCGCTGGGGTGACTGGAANNNAACCTAACTCTACAAAATGGATGGCAACATCATCCTGAGTATGAAAAAGTTCAATGCTCAAAAACATTTGACGGAGTGGTTTATATCAGAGGCACTTGCAAAGGAGGAAAGACTACTCGAGAGTCAATTATTTTTACTTTGCCTGAAAATTTCAGACCACCAACAGCACTATTCAAAACAGTTTTAAATAGTAACTACGGCCCTGCAGTTGTCGGGATTTATCCAGGAGGTACTGTAGTAGTCAAAGAGAATGTTGACGCTACATGGCTCAACTTTGACAATATTTCATTCAAAATTTAAAGGAGAAAGCATGAAATTAGAATATGGGGCGAAGTCCCAAGAATTTGACGCAAGCGGAACAGCATCTGCTACAAAGGTCACGCTAGTCAATGCAGACGGTGCTATTGTACCTATCTTGCTACCGGCTGATAAAATCAGCTTGTCTAATACCGAGCTTTTCGAGCTCGCCTTGGAAGCTCTCTATCAAGAGAATTTCCCACAGCGTGCGGAAAAAGAGAAATTTAACCAAGTAGAGGCGCAACTCAAGCAAAATAAAGAAATGGCAACCAAGGTAGAGCAAGCGACCGTAGAGAACAAGGAAAACCTTTATGCGGTTTCAACTATTACTGAGGTCTTGAGTGCCGTGGTAGTATCTCAAAATGGTGGCATGCCTACCTTTGCCTATGTAAAGGTAGCAAATTTCATCAAGCCTCTTGTAAAGAGTACACGCTACTCAAACGGGGACATCGTTGCTATGCCGTATCCGTTTGAAACTAATGCTAAATGGCCAAAAGGCACGCAGACCATCTTTATGTTTCAAATGAGAGCAAACGAGGGGTTCACATACAAAGACCAGTTGCTCTCTGATATGCTTCAGCAAGGTGTGCTGACTGTTGTCATGCCACGTATCGATTAGAAGGAGGTTGTATGCCAGGTTATGAACGATTTCTCGTACAGATCTTTATCACCCTCATTCCTGTGATTGGTCTTTATTTTTCGATGAAAGATAAAGCAACCAAGCAGGAAAATCGTCTTACGATTTTAGAGAAAGATATCGAAAATCTGAACGAATTCAAGACATCAGCCAACAAGCGGCTTGATAACCACGATGAACAAAATAAGGCTATCTTAGTACTAGCTGAGCAAGTGAAATCGCTTGGTGAGGATGTAAGAGAGCTTAAAAGCTTAATTCAAAACAAACAACAATAAACAATAAAAGGAGAAACTCAAAATGATTAATTGGAAATTGCGCTTGCAAAACAAGACAACACTCATTGCTCTTCTTGGAGCAATCTTCCTTATGGCTCAACAATTCGGTCTTGAAATCCCTAAGAATATTCAGGACGGTGTGAATACATTCGTTTACATCCTTGTTCTTATTGGTGTTGTCAACGACCCGACAACATCAGGAATTTCAGATAGCAAAAGAGCGCTCGAATACTACGAGCCAAGCGAGGATTAGGAGAGAACAATGAAGAAAAACGACTTATTCATCGATGTATCTAGCCACAATGGATACGATATTACAGGTATCTTGGCTGACATGGGTACACAGAATACTATTATCAAAGTTTCTGAAAGTACAAATTACCTAAACCCTTGCCTGTCTGCTCAAGTTGAGCAATCCACACCAGTTGGATTCTATCATTTTGCTTGGTTTGGTGGTGACATTGAAGAAGCTGAGCGAGAAGCACGTTACTTCCTTGATAATGTGCCCCAAAAAGTAAAATACTTGTGCCTCGACTACGAAGATCACACAAGCGGAGATAAACAGGCAAATACAGATGCTTGTATTCGCTTCATGGAAATCCTCAAAGAAAATGGCTATGAGCCAATTTATTACAGCTACAAGCCATTCACGCTCAATAATATCTATTATGAGCAGATTCTTGCGAAATTCCCAAACAGCCTTTGGATTGCCGGGTATGGTTTAAACGATGGTAACGCTGACTTTGAATATTTCCCAAGTATGGACGGAATCCGTTGGTGGCAATATTCTTCAAATCCGTACGACAAAAACATTGTTTTACTAGATGACGAAGAAGCTAAACCTAAATGGAAAAAGAATGATACCGGATGGTGGTATGAATATCCTGACGGATCTTACCCAAAAGACAAATGGGAAAAGATTGATGGCATCTGGTATTGCTTCGACGAGAGAGGTTATTCAATAGCTTCTCGCTGGTTGAAGGATGATAGTAAGTGGTATTATCTCAAAGAAAATGGCGCAATGGCCATTGGTTGGGTGCTTGTGAATGGCAAATGGTACTATCTTGATGCTTCAGGAGCGATGGTCACTGGTTGGGTTCAATACAAGGACAAACTATACCATCTCAAAGAAGAAAATGGCGAAATGTCTTCAAAAGAACTTGTCAAAGTCGAAGGAGGCTGGTACTACGTCAACGAAGATGGCAGCCGTTCAGACAAACCAGCATTTGATGTATTACCTGATGGACTAATTGTTACTACAAAATAATTTTTTTAAAAATAGAAAGGAAAATTTCTAAAATATTGTTCTAGTTGTTTTAACCGCAGGCAATAGCTTGCGGTTTTTTTGTTTGCTCTGAAAGTAGT